TTAACCAATAAAATTAGTTTAGATACTAATTCTACAGTTTCCATAGTTTTACTTTGTAAAGTTGCTATGATGCTTAATATACTAGTGATAGTATATTAAAAGTCCATGTGCCACTCTAGAAGTGCGTAGGATTTTATATATTCACTTAATGAAAAACATTTATGTTAAAATCTTTAAAAGATTAATAACAATATGTTTTCCTATGGTGAATACATCAACCTTCTTTAGACAATTTATAAATCAGATTCATTTCTGAATTAAAAATTGAGGGATTGTTTATAGTATTAAATATTATAAACAAATGCGTTTGCATTGTACACGTTATATATGTGGACATCCTCTTAAGTCAAATACAATGAGTATTGGACTTACTAAAGATGGTTGACCTAAGAAACTTCTGTTTCTTAAACCATTTGTTGATTCAAATTCCTTAGCTTTATTAAAATTTTCTATGACAATTCTTAACTTTTCAAGAGGTTGAGAATTATCAAAAAAAGATTGAGATAAAGTTAAACCTAATTACAATGTTATTACTGACAAACCAAAAGGTAAATTTATTATACCTTCTGGTATCATTAATAATTTTGTTAAAGAATTTAATCTAAAATTAGGTCAACCTTCTTTTAAGAAAGATGACTTGTATTTATCAAGTAAAGCTGGACCTCATGGTCCTGCTACACTTACAGCTCAAAATAGTTTGTTATTGTACAACTATTCTGAGATGCAAATGCTTTTCAATCTAACTGACAAAGAAGGTCAGGAATTCTTTATGGCCTCATACAATTATGCATGAGAAAATAATTTAAAACCATTAAAAACTAATGGTGAACTATTTAACCATAAAGGAAAGATTTCTTTTATTAAAGACCCTGAAGCTAAATTGCGTCTAATAGCCATTTCTGACTATTACACACAAATTTATCTAAAGCCTATTCATGATAATATTCTTAAATTATTAAGAAAAATTAAAATGGATAGAACTTTTACTCAAGATCCAAATAATAATTGAGATCTAACAAATAATGATCAATTTTGATCATTAGATTTAAGTTCAGCAACGGATAGATTCCCTATAGAGTTACAAAAAAGACTTTTAGCTAGAATATTCCATATGGAATTAGCTCAAAGTTGACAATGGTTATTACATAACCGTGTCTTTGTAACTCCTGAGGGTGACTGTATTACTTATAATACAGGCCAACCTATGGGAACCTATTCATCATGAGCAGTCTTTACTCT